TTTAAATAACAAGAATATGTATAAGTAGTTCCAATTACTTGTGGTAGTGTAGATATAGTAGATATGAAATGTTGCGAATTAAGCGATGTCTCACCCAATAAAAACGCTTTTTCACCATTTAAAAAATTCGTTGATGATTGGGCAATAGTAGCTCCCGATGTATCATAATAAACATTTGTAAGCTCGTTACTTCTTAAAACTAAATTTGTTCTCTGTGGTTCCACAAGAATCGACGGACAAGTACTATTTGTATAGTCTAATCTTGGAATGTTTGATGCACTACTACCATCTTGTGTAATACCCGCAAATTTTGTTCTAATTGATGCTACCGTAGGAATGTATTCTGTTGCTACGTTGCCTTCTTGAAGCATTGCACCCCAAACATAAACACCACTTGTTCCGTTACCTAAATAAGAACTTACTCCATTTGCAGTAGATATTCTTATATTAGTCCTTCCAGTAGTACCAGATTGAGTAAAAATATAAGTACATCTAAACCAATCATTTCCATAATTTTCTATTTTACCACTACCTATTGCGGAACTTCCTAAAACTCCATTTTGTAAGTCAAAATATTGAAACCCACCAGAAGAATTATCAAAATAAGCAACCCAATTCCTTTCAGCTTTTTTAGCAAAAAATGAAAAAGAATAAACAACACCGTTTACTAAAGTAATATTTCTTGAAATATCGTGAGTAAGTAAATTAATGTCTTCTATTAATTTATCAGCTGTAGAAGTTCCATCAGGTGCTGTTGTTGAATTTGATGTAATAGTAGCTCTTGTTTTAACCCATAAAGCATTATCAAACTGCTCTGAATAAGTAGCTAAATTCGTTCTTGGTATCTCAACCAAACCATTAGCATCAACTCTTGTTGCACTTGTTGCTCTTACAACGTCTAAATCACCACTTCCATCGGTAGGTTTTATTGCGTATAACTTACTCGTTTTTACACCATTCGGCGTTACAACCAAACTTGCAGTTTCAAATAAACTCATTATATATTTTCTATTAAATTAATTAAACATTGTTTTGCTTCAAATACTCCTGTATCTGTAGCAATTCTTGCAATAAAATCTACAACAGCTTCAATTTCATTACCTAATATTTCAGTTTCTCCACTCCAACTAACACCATAAATTGAACCCCAAGATATATCATTATTGATAGCACCTTGACCCCAACCAATATCGTTGTTGTTTACACCTTGTCCCCAATCTATATTATTTGCCATTGTTAGATTTTAAAGTTTCTACTTTTTTTAATTGTTCTACTTTTGCTAAATATAAATTTAGCTTCTTAAAATTTTTAATCTTTACGTTATTATAAAAACCAGCCACCATAAAAATTATTTGTATCAGGATTTACATCCTCGTTATTGTTATTATTATATTCAGGGTATGTATTCATATTATAACACATAAAATCTATAAATCTTTGTGTATAACTTTCAGCTATGTCCCTTTCTTTTTCAACTAAAAAATCAACTTCCGCTTTATCTACGTTAGTTGCGTTTTCAGAACTATGTTTAAACAAACCTTTGTTACTTAATGTATATGCAGCAAATGGTAAATAGTAAACCATTGCCCAATGTATAAGCATAGGTTTAACGTAAATCGTTAAAAGATTTTTATAATCTACAAACCCAGCTTGGTTAATATCGTTGTTTAAAATCAAAGTTTGTAACTTTTGGTAAAGTTTAGAACCTAAATAGTTTTGAATAGTAATATCTTGACTGATTTTAATATACTCGATAAAATCGTCAGCATCTAAATTACCATTTACTATTGTAAATTTCTTTACATCTTCTGTACTTATTAGTAATGCGTATGCCATAATTATTTATTGTATTCTGGATGATGTCCGTTATTTGGCATATCAATAGGTCTCATTGCCACCTCTTTATCGTTTCTTACTCTGTAACCGTACTTTTCAGCTTTATTAGTGCTTATTTGCGTTGCGTTTGGATTTGTAACATCTATTTTAATGTTTTCAAAAGATACGTAAGTTTGTCTTAACCATTTGTGCTTACAATTAACTCCGCCCTTGTATAAAAACAAATTATAATTTTGACCGTTATGTCCTTGCCCTGGATTTACAGAATTGCTATCTGTTTTATCAATATCTTCTTTACGATATAATTTATTAGCACCAATCATTTTATTGCAAAATTCACGCTCACCTATTGCACTTCCGCTATATTTATAACGTGTAATAAAACGAACACCATCAATATTTTCATCTTGTTTGCTTTTTGCGTTTGGTCTACCTGTAATAGTAGCAGCAAATTTTTGTAACAAACTTTGTTTCTTTTTGTTATTTAAAGCTTCAATTTCTGCATCTAATTCTAATTCACTATCTAAATCTACTTCTGTTTCATCTATTAAAACCCATTCAGCACCTAAAACTTCGCCTTTGTTAATTAATGCGTTTGCTAATTCAGGATTTGTATGTGCAGATAATTGAGTACCTGTTTCTTCTGTTACTTGGTCTTGTGTTTGTGCATTTTCTAAATCTGTAAACTCTAAAGGCTGTATTGTTTTAAAGTATAATTTTAACTTAATATTATTAACTGCTAAAATAATATCTAACGCTTCGATAATTTCTAATTGATATGGTTTGATAACTAAATTATCATATAACAAAGTAGCTGTTTTAATTTCATCTGCATTGTTAGAAAAACCACCACCAGCATCACGAATACCTAAAAGCATTGGACTTGTTACTCTATGTCCTACAACTAATTTTTCAAAACATTCTTTGCTTAAATATTCGTAATGTGCAGGTGCATCGTTTAAAGGAATATCATCTACAGTAGTTTTATTTTCTACCGAGCTGTTAAATCCTACAATTACTTTTTCACCTCTTGCACCTGTTAATTTTCTTTTAACCTCGTTTGCAATTTCTTCTCTTTTTTCTTCAGGCGGTACACCGTTATTAAAGTTTATAACTTTAGTACCACTAAAACCATTCATTACATCGTTAATCAAATAATCAGAAATTTCTTCCTCTAATTTTGCGTATGGTAAAGCACCAGAATAATCTATTGGAGTGTAATAATGATAACCACTAATATAAGGTTTAATAACGTAAATTTCAACTTCTTTTTTATTACCAAAACCAAAAGCAGGAATACGTTTTAATTCTTCACTTGGTTTTTTATTATTCCAATCAGGGTGATAATACCAAGCTTCAATTTCTCCTTTGTCATTACATTTTTCAGCACGTAAAGTATGCATCGGAAAATGGTCTACGAATTTAACTTCACCTTTTTCATATCCAATTTGCATAGCAGCCATTCCTAATAACTTGCGTTCTAAACCTACTTTCTTTAAACAGTTAGGTTTTATAATAGATATCATTTTAGCGTACTCATCAGGTTTTTTATTTGCATCTAATGCCGACAAACCTTTCCCGTAAATCATATTAGAAACACCTGTTATAATAGCGTTGTTAGTTGTGCTGTATAAATACCTTTCAATTAAAAAACTAAAGTAATTATTATCTAATCCGTATTCTACAAACTCACCTTTTTTACTTTCGTTTATTTGCGGTGAAGTATATGCACTTAAATTTAAAATGTGAAACATATTATTCAAATATTTTATAATCGTTATTTGTTGTATGTTGAGTATATTCGTCTTTGTTAATCGTATAACTTGCAATAGTTTGATTTGTACAAAAAACTTTATCTCGGTAAACTATATCCGTACCATTTAAAATAGTAAGTGTATAATATTTATTTTGTTTAATTGGGAATATTTTAGAAGTAGTAACGTAATATCTATCTATTGAAAACGTGCAATTTAATTCTACTTCTATGTTAGTTTCTTCATCTCGCAATACAATAGCATCAGCATTACTACCATAAATAATAGCGTTTAATGTTTGAGCAGTTGCTTGTTCTCTTAAGATTATCATATTCTTTTATTTAAAAACACAAAAGTTACATTTTTGTTAAAACAAAAAAAAAGCGTATAAATTAATACACGCTTTTTTAACACTAAAAAAAGATTTTTTAAATACCGTTTACAACTGTAAATCCAGCTAAAACTAAAGTAGTATCTATAAAGTTAGCAGGTACTTTTTCCATTCCTGTTAAAGTTAAGGTATATCCAGATAAATCTCCCATTGCACCACCTGTTACAATAGTACCACCTGTTACATCCATACCGTGTTGTAAACCTGCGTAAAATAAATTACCGTTGTTATCTTCAACAATAGCTTGTGGTCTTCCGTAAGCTAATAATTTTAATTCTTTGTTATCTTTTGGAGTTAATCTTTTAAAAGTTAATTCCAAAACTTGCTCAAAAAACGTTGTACCGTTTTCTCTTGAGCTATTAATATTTTGAGTAAAGGTACTTGCACCTTTTAACTCATATTTGTAAGCAGATGGAGTACCAGCAACCGCATCGATTGCATCAGTATTTGTAGCATCGTAAGTGTATCCTGTTGCATCTCCGTAATTTACAAAGTAAACATTCTTTAAACCACCTACGCTGCTTTTACAAACTTCTAATCTCCCTAAAGTTAAATCACACATATTTTTATATTTTAAAATTTTAAAAAAAAAAGGTGGCGTTTATTGCACCACCTTTTTAAATTTATTTAGTTATTAATTATGCTGGAGTGTAAAGTACGATTTCAGAACCAACACCATATTGAACAGCAGCAGTAAATCTCATAACAACTCTTACATTTTGACTTCCGTCAATATCTGCCATATCAATTAATTTAACTTCATTATAGTCAGATAATAAACCTGTACCAAAATATAAGTTAGATTTTTGAGCAGCCATCATAAAGTTAGCAGCTAAACCGTTAGCAACAAATACTTTAACACCATCAAAAGATAATGAACCATTGTTAAACCATTGAGTACCTTGTGAATTAGTACCGTTAGCACCTAAACCAGAAGCAGCAAAACCACCTAAAGCTCTTACGTATGCTCTTGCAACGTTTTGAGAAACGTAAATATGTAAATCTTCTTTTCCATATAATGTAGCAGGAATAGCGTCAATTACTTTACCCATTTCAGCAATAACGTTAGCAGCAGTTACAGTAGTACCAACTACATCAATAACAGCAGCATCAGCAGTAGCTAAAGTTACTAAACCTGCATATTCTCCAGCGTTAGCATTAACACCTCTCCAAATATTAGTTTCATTTTTCTCTGCTACTTTAGCTGCTACGTGAGCAATTAAATAATCAGCAAAAGATTTAGGTAAAGTTTCGAAAGCAGACATTCCCATTTCGATAGATTGCCAAGTACTTGCGAAATCTTTTTTACACAATTCCAAATTTACTTGGAATTCTTCAGGGGTAATTACTCTTTCAGTTAAAGTAACTGTAGAAGTTGCATCAAAAGCACAAGTAGCATCTTTAACGATAGCGTCAGTTGCTAAACGTTGAATAACTGATTTGTACTTTACGTTTGGCATTACTTCAATTCCACCATTTTCGATAGTAGAAGCTGATAATAATGCAGCTGAAATGTATTTTTTTGAAAATTCACCAGCGTAAGTTGTTGTAATACTTGTAGTAGTAGCCATTTTTTTTAATTAATTATTAGTTTGCTATTTTATTCATTACTCTGTCGAATGTAGTCATTACTCTGTTTTGTGAGAATAACACTTTTTCAACGTTTGGTTTTGCATCAGGATTGTGTGTTAAAGGTTGAGCAGATAATTCTACTTTTTCTTCAATAACATCTACCTGTTTTGCTAATTCCGTTTTTAAACTTTCGATTTCTAATTTTAAAGCATCAACATCTTCTTTTGAAAAATGCGACTCTCTAACAGTAGACTCGATTACTTTTTTAGCTGTTGCTGTTTGAGCTGCTTCAACCTCAACTTCTACTTCAGGAGCTTCCTCTTCAGGTGCTTCAACTGCTGCTTCTTTGATTTCTTTGATTTCGCCTTCAACTTCAACTACTAAAATCATTCCGTTATCAAGAATATACTCTCCTATTGGAAGTGCTACTCTATCTTCACCGTTTACAATAAACACCGCTTGACCTGCTTCGAAGATTTCCGCTTCGATAATAGTCCCGTTGTCTAATGTCATTTGCTCAAGTTTGATTTCCATACCAAGCAACTTTTTGATTTCTGTAATTACGTTTGACATATTTATTAAATTTATTTAAAAACAATACTTGTTTGATATTGTTACATTTTTAAAAATTATTTGTATATTTGTTGAAACATTTAAAACAAAATAATTATGGAAGCAAGAAAAAAAGCAAAAGAGATATATGAAAAATATAAATTAATTTGTGATAATTTATTAAACAATTCAGGCAATAAAGAATTAGCTAAACAATATTCTTTAATAGCAGTTAATCAAGTTATAGAAAGTCATTATAAATTATTATTAGGAGTAAACCCATCAGTTTATAATTTTTGGAAAGAAGTAAAACAAGAAATAAAAAAATTATGATTTGGAAAGTATTTACATTTATTTTAGTTTATATTATACAAGCTAAAATTTGGATTGCATTAGGTAAATTAATTGAAAAAGAAAAACAAAATGAAACCAAAAAAACCAAGTGAAGAATATTTAGATTTTTTAAGAAAATATAAAGAAGAAGAAGAAATATTTTTAATTGAAAATTGTTTGTATAGTAAATACAATACTATGCAAGAATATTTAGAAGATAAAATTAAACAACATATTCAATATTATATTGATGCAGGATTAGAACCTGTAGAAATAAAAGAATTTTTTAAGGGTATATCCTTATTTAATAAAATAAATTTAAACTTATAACCTTAAAAATGATTTTAAATTATATTTATATTTCGGTAAAAGATATAAAAGATGAAGCATTTGAAGTTCCTTTTTGGTTTACTTTTGTATTTATTTTTTTTATTATATTAAGTTGTTATTTAATAAAAAAATATGTAGAAAATTTGCCTTTTCATAAAGATTAATAAAAAAAGGGTAGAAATTAATCTACCCTTTAATATTATATTGATTTTATTTTAGTAAAAAAAGTTTGATAGCTTTTAACTAAATCTGTTAATCCTACTATTTCTTTTGGAATATCAACACCTAATTCATTAGCTTTTGAAACTGCACTACCATAAAATTTTTCAAAATCAGCAACTGCTCTTAAGCCACCATTAGCTAAAGTAAAATTACTTTCTATTTTTTCTTTTAAATCTTTTGCAGTTAATACTGCTTTTTTAATATCATCAAATAAAGCCAAATCTACTTTATGCGTTCCTAATTCAGTTTTAGTAAATAATTTACCAAATACATTTTTTTCTTGTGGTGTCATTTTTAATTTATTTAATTGTTGTTGTATTTTATTACTTTCCTATTGATTTAATAGCATTATTCATATTACCTAAAGTATCATCAATTTGAGAAGCAAAATCATACATAGTCAAAATTTGTTTGTAAGAGTCTGTATTTTTAACATCTAAACCTAATTCAGTTCCTAATTTTTCAAATTTAGTTCTTAAGCCATCTACAACTTTTACTCTACCTTTTGCAAATCCTTGATTATTTGCAAAAAATTTATAACTTGAATTTAAAGTTGCTACAGATTTTTGTATTATAGCATCAGCTTTATTTGCGTTATCTAAAAACGTTTTAATGTTTTTTAATTCTGCTGTAATTTCATCTGTTACAGCTAATTCTACTTTGTGAGATGCTAATTCTGTTTTAGCAAATAATTTACTGAATACGTTTTTTTCTTGTGGTGTCATTGTTTATCCGTTTACTCTTGTTATTACTCTTACTCCGTTATTTTCTGTAACGGTTACACTATCTACTCCTGTAGTTGCACCAATGCCTTGATTTTGTAAATCACCATTGCAACATTCTTTACTATACGTGTTGTCATCACATAGACAACCTTTTTTACCATTTACTGGACTCGTTTTACTTTTTGTTTTCGTACTCATTTATTAAAGATTTAATTTGTTCAACAATACTTTCGTTTTTACTTAACTGCTTTTTTTCTTCTAATTTATCTGCAAAATATCCCTCTAATGAAAAACCTTTTACTTTTCCTGTTTTAACATAGTCATTCCAAATACCATCATCTTCAACTTTAACCGAAGCCATCCAAGTACCTACAGGCACACTTAAATTATAAATAGCAGATTTATCTTTTGCCATATCTTCAACTATCCAACTTTCAACAACGGTTAAACCTTTAATTTCTTTACCGTGTTCTAAAGTCCAATTATTTTGGTTACCATTTTTAAAGAATAATTGACTTGCTTTGTTTACTGTATCTTTTGAAAAGTAAATATAATATTCATCTTCGCCATTACGTCTGTAAATTGGCTTTTCAGGAATTAAAACAGCACCCATTAAAATACGCTTTTCAGTATCTACTTGAGCTAATTTAATTTCTTCTGCTTTTAACGCTACGAAATTAGACTCAATAGCAGGAGTTTCTACTACACTAATAGCATCTACACCACTTAATACATCTTTATCGTCTATTATTAATTCTATCAGGTTCATACTATTTTTATTTAAAAACATTAATTTCTATATTTTGTTATTTTTTATCCTAAACTTGCATTTTTAATTATATTTCTATCCATACTTTGTTGGCTTGTAACTTGGTTTGCAACTACAAACGCTTGTACAGGTTGTTGGCTTCCTAAAGTTTGTGCTAATTGATTAACACCTGTGTTACCTACTACGTTAAATTGAGGAGCAGCAGGAATAGATGGAGCAGCACCACCACCGCCTCCGCCACCACCGCTACTACCAGAAGCAGAAGCAGATTTCATTTTAGCAATTTGTATAGCACTAAAAACCCCAGCTAATCCCGCTTGTACATAAGGATATGCTGGAAATAATGCAGTAATAGGAGATTTTTGTGCAGTTGTATAAGCATTTTGTACACCTTGAATACCACTAACAACAGTTTGTGCTATTGCTGCTGCTTTACCTATTTTAGAACCTCTACCTGCAACTTCTTGAATTAAATTTAAACCTTGATTTGCAAATTCTGCTTTAGCGTTAAATAATTGATTTTCTTTTTCAATTTCTTCATCTTTTAATTTTTTTACATCTTCTGTGCTTTTCTTTGCGGCATCATCTCTTGCAATAGATTTTTCAGACTCTTTAATCCAATAATTATTTTCCTCTTGTTCTTTAGTTAATTTTTTTTCTGCATCTTCTTTATCAAATTTATCTTGTAATTCTTTTTCTTTTGTACGTTGTGCTTCTTTTAAAGATAAAACTTTTTCAGAATTTTTACCATAATATTTTTCAGCTTCTGCAATTAAATCAGCATATTGTTTTTGAACTTGAAATAATTCCTCTGCTCTACGTTCTGCTTCTGTATCAATTTCACCTTGTCTAATACGTTCTAAAGCATTTACTTTATCTTGTTCTAACTTAATTTCATTAGCATTATTTTCTTTTTGTTTTTCAACTCTTGTTTGTGCAGCTTGTTGTTCTATTGAATTTACAGATAATTGTAAACCCGCTCTATCGTTTTTAAGTTTTGCAAGTGCTTTTTTCTGTTCTTCTACAACTTTATCGCCCTCTTCTTGTGTTTTTTTAGGGTCAAAAATAAAAGAAGATAATCCTTTAAATACTTTTTCTTCTAATCCAAAATCTTTACCTAAAGCACTACCAACAGCATCAACTGTTTTTAAAATCATTGTTAGCGGTAAACTTATAAATTTTAAAACACCTGCTAAAATATCTTGGTTTCTTTTAGCTGCTTCAGTTTGTGCTTTTGTTGTAGCAATAGATTGCTCTATTTGTATTTCAGATGCTTTTATTACTTGGTCTGTTTGTGCTATTTTAATTTTTAAAATATCTTTTTCAGATTTACCTTGTAATTTTAAAATATTATCTTGCCCACCTATTGTATCTAATTTTTTTTGCTGAATATCTAAATTACTTTGTGATTGTTTATTTAGTGTTTCTTGCTCATTACTTACACCATTAACTGCTTCTTTAATATCGTCCCAATAAACTGCAATAGCACCAATAGCAACTAATAAAATACCAATACCTGTTGCAGCAATTCCTGTTTTAATTCCAGCTAATGCGTTTTTAGCAACAGCTCCCATTTGTTTGAAACTATCTATACTTTCGCCTAACCCTTGTAAACCTTGAGAAAGTGCCATAGCAGCTTGTAACCTAACCATTGTTTCTTGTAGGTTTTCACTTTGTACACCAGCTAATGCTAAACTACCCTCAACAGCACTAAAACCACTTGCTACACCACTTAAAGAACCAGATAACGCACTAAATTTAGCATCAGGGTTAAACGCATCTGTTAAAGCTTTTGCATCACCAATAGCGTCTTTTAATTGTCCTGCTCTTTTAGCCGCTTCAACTGCTTCTTTTGAAGTTGCACCAAACTTTTCAGAAAGTTCTCCAACATCTGCTTGAGCTTGTCTTAATTGGCTTCTTAATGATTGCGTGGCTTTATCAGTTTGCTCAATAGAATTAGTTATATTGTTTATTCCGGTTTTAGCACCTTGACTGTTTAAATCAATTTCTATCGTTTTTGTAATTGCCATTTTATTGATTTTTTAAGTTCTGTTAGTGTTTCAGGTATTTTATATTTTCCTTTTGCAATATCTATCGCTTCGCTTGTTCCAAACTTTTGAAATTCAAGCATTTGTATTACTAATTTAAGCATTTTGATTTATTACTATTATATCGTTATTATTACTTTCTATACTATATATTTTTGCAACTCCTGTAGTGTTTGCTTTGGTAGTTACTTGTACATAAGTATCACCATTTGTAATACTTGTTATTGCACCTGTTGGGTCGTTTAAAGAAGTCCACGTTAAAGGTTCGTTACTTGTTGTATCAAATCTTAAAGTTTGAGCTGTGTTATTTATTTGTCTTAAAACTGAATTATTAAAAATTAAACTTCTAAAATCTTGTATCAATTCAAACTTACTTTCGAAAGTATCTAAATCCGTTGTAAAAGAATTTATAATATATCTTTTATCACGTATTACAATTCTGTCGTTTAAACGCAACGCTAATAGCTCTGAATAAGGTAAACGCATACTTACTTTAACCATTCTTGATTTTAAAGAATATAAGTTATTCAAGTAGTCAAAATAATAATCTTTAAACAAAGTATTACTAACAGTATTTAATGTATAACTACTAAATTCTACACCAAAATTTAATGTGTGCATTTGTGCTTGGTAATTTACATCTTGCCCCATAACATTATAGTTTGTTATGTGATTTGTAGTAGTACCATTATTAAAATAAAAACTACAAGCTGCGTTTTCGTATTGATATAAAATTATTGGTTTTGGTACGTAAGCTGTTAAATCAGTTTTAATTGCATAACCTACCTGTAAATTAGTTCCTGTAAATTTATTAAATATGATATTTTCAAAAGGTAATTTAACATTGTAATCAGCACCATCTGTATTAAATGGATAACTTAAATCACCGTACTCTTTTTGGTTAGCATCTGAATAACTTTTATTTAAAATACTTTCGCTTTTTTCGTAATTAAAATTTACTTTCTTATATGGTTTAATACGTTCAAAATCAAAATCAGTTACACAATATTCTGAATAGTCTTTTATGTTACCTTGATAATACCAATTTTCTAACTGCTCTAAAGTATAGTTTTCCTCATCATAACTAAACGCTGTTAGGTTAAACATTTTTAAAATACCACTAAAGAAATCCGTTACTTTCATATCAGGCATAAAACTTGGAAAATCTAAATTTGAAGTTATAGAACCTGCTAATACAGTTGCAGAAGAAGTATTTGTTGTTTGAGTATTATTTAAATAATCATATTCTGTAGTACTTGCTGAAATTGTACCTGTATAAGTACAAGACTGAGCAGTACTTAAATAAAATTGAAAAGTTCCATCAATATCTCCAATACCTACATAAACATTTGTACCTGTACCACTTTGTAAATATAATTGAACACCATCTTTAAAAATAGTAACTTGCCAATTTGTAGAAGTTGAAAGCGTAATGTTTACTGCACCACCATTAAAAAATGAAGCACTATCTCCTGGATTATTAAATTCGTTAATATCTAAAACGTAGTTATTATTATTAATGGTTAAATTACCATCATTATTAGTAATAGCTGTAAACTCAATTAATTTCTTTAAACCTAATGGAGTAAACGCTTCTTTGTTTTTTAACCATAAATACGCTTTTGTAAATCTTGATTGCGTTAAAAAGTTACCATTAAAACTTATTCCATATTTACTTTCTATTGCATCAAATATACGTGCTACTTTTAAAGCAGGAGATATTTCGTTATAATGTATGTGGTGTGAATTTTGTGATATATCTTGAGCACCACCACCACCATATTGCCAAACTCTTTGCGAAGTAATTAAAGGAAATAATACATCACTATCCGAAGTAGTTGTAATTTTAGTTTGTACAGTTGCACCAGTATAATTAATAGTATAATCGTTTAATTGTGCAATATCTTTTAATTTATCCTCACCGAATTTATCTGTTAAAGATTTTAACACACCATAAAAAGTAAGTTTATAATCTTCTACTCGATTGTTTTTTATTGTAGCACTTTCTAATTGCCATAAACCTGTTCTAAATACTTGTGTATCAATTTCAATATATCCTCTGTATCTTATTCGTTGGTCGTAACCATTATCTAAAGCGTTCTCGTACCAATGTCTAAAAATTTCGTTATTGTTATCACTTGCAGGAATTGTGAAACTCTGACTATAATCGGTAAATACTTTTGATATATCATTAACATTTTGTATAGAAGAAGTAATACTAATTTTCTCATCGTTAAATAATTCAATACGTTTAGCAGTATTACTTATTTGAAAATCACCACCTAAAGAATCTATCTTATCAATAAGACATTGTTGAGCTTCAAAATTACCGCTATTAGCAATAACTCTTTTTTTAAAGTCATTAACTGTTAATTCAGTAAAATCTGTATCACTTTCAGTGTATATGTATAAAGCAACTTCCATTAAATTACATCGTTTATTAAACCGTAGTTATACTCGAACTCAATTTCGTAATTAATATTTTTATCTTTTAAATGTGTTTTGTAATCAGAAGAAGTACTTTTAACTATTACAGGTTTATTATCTAATAATACAACTTCGCTCATTAACAAATCTTGAATTAAGTCAAAATAATTCTCATCCACCCAACCAGTGTTACATTTTATTTTTTGTTTACCTTGTTGGTTAAATACTTTTTTCTGTCCTTGTAATACATTATAATTTACGCTACTTGGTAATAGATTAAAATCTTTAGAATTTGTTTCTATTGATTGAATATTAGCTTTAAAAAATGTAAGATATTGCCAACCACCAAAACGATTAATAAACTCGCAAGTTATTGGGGTATATTTATTTTCGCATAATGTTTCAGCTGTAACTGAAAAAATAGCATTAGATTCTCCTGTTGGAGCATAAGATAAAAAAGAAGTACCATTAATATAATCTAATTTATAAACACCATCAGATGGTATTGTTAAATTTCTATTATCCCATCTATAAACATATCCAACAGCAGGTGCTTTTAACCAAACATTAAAGTAACCTGTAGCACCTTGTTTTTCGTAAATTTTAATAGCTGTATTTGTTAGAGGTAAAATATCTTCGTCGTCATCGTTATTATAGCCATCTATATATTCTGTGTAACCATTTAAACAAACAAAAGTTTCAGTAGATAATAAAGTATAAGTATTTAAAGTTAATTCGGTATAACGTTTTACAATACAATATGCCCAACAATTAACATCTTCTTCTAATGGTGTATTTACAGAAGATACAGGTTTAATAAACTCCTTTGCGTAATTAGCAATATTATAAGTGTTTTCACTTTGAGCAGGACTTGGAACTTTTTTACTTAATGTATAAGTAGGCAAAGTAGGTACAGTTGCTCCTTTATTATATAAATATAATTCTACCTTGCTACCTAATTGTCCTGTTTCATTTACTTGTATAAAATACGGACTTCTAATAAATATTTTTTTCATTATTTTTTGTTTAATGTATATTGTAAAAATTGTTCAACATCTAATCCGTATGCTTCTGCTAATTCATCTGGCAT